CTCAGTCACACGCTGTGCTGTGTAGAAGTTTGCGGCGGCAAATGGCAACAGGATGTTGTCAATCGGCACAAATTCAGCACATGGGCGGCGTTTTTGCTCGTCATACCAGAGCTTCATGAACTGAGAGCCACCCAAAGGCAGTTGGGTCAGCAGTTGTTCCTGCTCGTCACGGAATTCTTCGATCTGTTCCGTTAACTGCCAGTTCATGTAGTCACGTTTGCGCTCGGCAACAGCGAGTTTTTCCTTGTCCACATCACCCAAAATCTTGGTGCGAGTCGGGCCATCTGGTGGAAATAGCTCTTTGATGGCACGAGAGGCGAAGTCAACGCAGGCTTCAGCCATTACAGGGTGGACTACCTTGGATGCACCGTTGAAGTTAGCACCACCGGGTGCATCATGACCCATACCCGTGCGGCGGATACCCTCTTCGTACTGCTTGTCACGCTGTTCACGAGCGGTTTTGTCCTTCTCCAACAGTTCGATATAGCGCAGGGCAATCTTGTCCAAGTCCCATGAGTCAATGTCGCCATCAGCAAGGTTGGAATAAAAGTCTTCGTCCTCGCTTGGGCCTTTGAAATCCTCCATGGTGACCACAGCGGAACCGTCAGGCAGTTCCTCAATTTGTGATTCATCCATCTCCAACGGAACTTCAACGCTACCGTCCTCGTTTTCGGTCATGCTCTCCATGCCGTCGATGTTGCGTCCGAACTCTTGGTCAATAGGCATCTGTGTTGCCATGTTTATTTCCTTTTAAACATTCTGTCGTGCAGTTCCATGAACATAGTGTCTGGATTGTCTGCGATATGCACCTTACCACCACGCTTGAATGCGTCGCCTTGGATTATCTGACCACCATCGCTCATATCTGGCGTGGTGTCATATACAGAGCCACCTGCGGCATATGCAGGCTCTTCAGCGGTTTGCTGTTGCGGTATCTCCACCTGTGAGCCAGCAGTCCCTGCGCCCAATGGAATGCCGATCTGTTGATACAGCGGTAATCTTTCGGTGCTGATTGATTCACGCATCTGAGGCGTAATGGGGAACTTGTGCAGACGCACAGCGTTCGCTTCATCCAGATTGGCGTTGAACGCTTCTATCTCTTCTGGAGTCATCTGATCAAATCTTTGTCCTGCAAGGCCAAGGCGCTCTGATGCATCGGCTCGTTGTGATGGATCACCAAGTAACTTGCGCCCACCCATTTCAACCTGTGCGCCATACGGCTTGCCGAACTGGTTCAGGTAGTCAGGGAGCATCTTGTCGTAGAAGCCCTGCATGCCTTCGCCACCGACTTGAATATCTTGGCCTGTCAACACATGCATTTGTTTTGGCTCTGCAAACGCATTCAAATCAGAAGACTTGTGCATTGCGTTTGTTGGCTCGGTTTCCAATAGCTTTTGTGCAAGGTCTTTGCCAATATATTCAGGCAAATCTTCTGGTTTGGTATATGTCTTATCCAAAACAACTTTACCCTGATGATCCTTTGCAATCAAGCGACCTTCACTTGGAATGTAACTTACTGTTTCAATGTGCTTGCTGAGGTCATAGCGTTTGGCTTGCTCCGCACCGGGCGTGATGGCAATTTCATCGTAGCCATTCTCTGCGGCATAGTTGATCAGTCGCTTCATTGCCAACTCATGCCAGTTCTTTTTGAACGGGGCATCGGGAACTTTGTCTCTTTGATTGTGGCTGTGCATCATTGCTGATTCACGTTGCATCTTTTCAACCGCCCGTTGCTGGCTTTCAATCATTTCGCTAAGCGGTTTTTTAGATGCCTCAGAAACAATTTGAGGCTCACCATTGTGATACAGAACATTGACTTTGGTTGATTCGTCAAAGAACGGTAAATTCAAGTCTTGATTGATTGAGTTTTGAGTGTCAAGCCATTTTCTACCTTCATCTCCATACTCATTGATTAAGTCGGAAACGGACATTGTTCGACCAGTAACTTCTTTAATCTTGGGTGAGTATTGTTCTTTGTATCCTTTCTGGCGACCCTGCTGATGCCAGTCTGACTGGATCTCTTCAACATGAAGAATCTTTTTGCCTTCAGGATCAAGGCGGTCAGACACACGCATGTGCGCCAATACATTGGGTTTGTCTCCCCAGTGTGGGCTTTGATACTCTTGTCCGTAAGATGCTTTTTCTTGCCTGAGTTGCTCAAGCTCTTTACCCATTTCAGGTGTCAATGAACCATGGCGTTGTTTTGCCTCCAACTCCATTATTCTCCAGTCATCTCCAAATGAAGGCAAGTGCAACAAAATCTCACGGTAGTTTTCACCCTTAGGAAACTGGTATTTGCTGTACTTTGGGCCTTCTGAGGACAGCAACTCGTCAACAACTTCTCTTTGATGCGGTCTAAGAGATTCATAGGGCAAGCTGTATCTATCAAATGCCGCTTCATTTTTAGCTCTTTGTGTTGGCGGCGTGAACTTCAATTCGCTTTCAGACACATCAACAGGCGGACGCTTATCCAGTTCATCAAGGAATTGCTCCTTGGTCATCTTGGGTAGTGCTTCAATCTGCGCCAGCTTGCGGTCTTCAATCTCAATAGGCTTCACACCCTTAGTCTTTTTGAGTTCGGTCATGAACTCTTTGCCAGTGCCTTTGGGTCTTGGTAGCGCCATTGCCGCCTTATCAACGGCTGATACGAATGGTCTTGACTTGGATGTGGTCTTCACACCCAGCTTTGCTTCCTTGATCAGGTTTGCAAGCAAGCTCATAAGGGTCTCTCCGTCAGGATCAGATCATTGGCGTTGATTGCACCACCACGGGCATACTTGAATGCTTCCTTGGGTGCGGTGACTGGATTCTTTGCCAGCACCAGTGGGCCAATCTGAATCACCTCTTCAGCTTTGACAATCGGCTCCATAGTGGCACGGTTGTAGTAGTAGCCGTGTCTCTCAGGATCAATACCCACCTGCACCCAATCAGGGTGGTTCAGGTACTCTTGGGCTTTTGCCACAGCCTCTTCTTCATTGATGGGGTTCCAGCCTCCACGGATCACAGCAAATGGTGACTTGTTCTTCTCTCTGGTTGCCACCTCCAAAGCCTTGTCTTCAGGCATGACCATCTCTGCGTTGGTGACGGACGACACATTGTTGTATGTCGTTGGCATGTCCTTGGGGTGGATGGAGTTCACCCACACACCGTGGTCTTTGTAGGCATTGATGTCCAGACGCAAACCTGTAGGCGTACCAGCGGCAATGTCTTGAACCTTGCCAAACTTTGTGCGTTGCGTCACATTCAGCGCACGGGTTGCATCTTCAGCGGTGGCAGGTTGCGGGACAAAGTTATATGGCGTAACAGGCTTGTGCTTGTTCACAAGGGCTTCATACTCTTCACGGGATAGCTGACCAGCCTTGAGCTTTTGAGAGGCTTCCGTAAGCTCTGGCACGGGTTTGGCAACATCCTTGAAGCTCATCTCCAAGCGTCGGGTGGCTGGCGCAGTAGCGGCTTTGCCTGCGGTCTGGATAGCCTTCTTGATGATGCCACCGCCTGCCTTGCGCTTGACCTTGATCAACCCGCCATCCTTTTTCTTCTCGGACTGAGGGGTGTATTGGCGCATAAAGTCTTCGTACTGCTTGATCTCGTCAATGTGCTGTGGATCAACAATCTGTCGTGGAGATGCCGTCTGCATAACACGGGTCATCTCGCTTGGCTGGTATCGTGGCTTGATGTACTCGGTCACATCAGAGAATTCCAGTTCGGCAGGGATAGGGAAGGGTGTCTGCGTTACAGGCGCTTTAGGATCTCGTGGCAGGTTGTGCGTGTAAGTTGAATGCTCAGATAGCGGCAAGCTCTTGGGGTCTTGATCTGGAACCAATTGGTATTGCGCTCTACCAGATGTCAACACAGGCATGTCACGCAACTCAGGGTCTGTAATGGCATGCAGGATAACTCGCCCATCAGGCAGTCCAAGCTTGGTAGTTACATCAGGCTTGGTCATGATGTCGTTAAAGTGCTTGCGCAATTCAGGGTAGAACGAAAAGTAGAAGTAAGCGCCAGCAGGATCTTCAATGCCGGGGAAGTCCGCATGTACACCAGACTTGGCATTTCCCATTTTGATCAAATTGTTTACTTGCTCCGCTTGGTCTGGTGTCAGCCCGTGACTGGCAATAGCCTCCAGATTGGCATCGGCAAAGTGTTGAGCAAAGTTGGTTCCCTGTGAACCCATTGAGTTGTACTGACCGATCACAGGCACATCGCCATAGGCTCTGGAAAACTCACCTACATCTCGTTGCAGGTTTTCAAGCACGGGGACATTGGATGCCCATGCGGCAGGGTTAAACCGTTTCCGCAATCCGAAGAGCGCCCCGCCCTGTTGTTCAGATGAGCTTTTAAGGGCATATTTGCCAGCCTTATGCAACTCTTGATCAGAGATGCTTGTATCGCCTGAAATGCCCATTTTGAGCATACCTAACTGGTCTTCGATGTTCGCTGTCTTAATTGGGTCGAGCGGCAGTCCAAGCGGCCTGATGTCATGGATTAAGCCTTGCTCCATCTCCCACTGTTTCTTTGACTTGCCTGCGGCATTCTCTGATTTGCCAGTTGGATCAGCCCGAAGGAACTGTCCTTGCTGTGCCGCATTCAGTTGATCAGCCGTGCGTTGTGCGTAAGCCCTAATCTCATCTTTGGTTTTGGGTGCGGCTCGTGGTAATACGGTTGGCAGTGACCGTGCGCCTGATTGTGCTTTTAACAAAGCACGGTGTACATCAGGATTTAATGTTTCATTGGTGGTAGCCATGCGTGTCAACAACTGAGTCGCTTTTGCGGCTCGTTCAGCAGGATCAGAAATTGCCAGAACTCGCTTAATTACAGCTCCACCAACGGCAAACTTCTGGTCTTCCAACTCCATAGCCATGGTGTCAGGGTTGTCAGAGATGTGGACGGCTCCACCACGCTTCATGCCCTCGATAGGCGGCTCTTCTGGTGGGTTTGTCAAACCAAGCTCATCGGTGATGCCGGGCTTATCTGCGTTCAACTGTTTGTACAGCAAATCATCAGCTTCGGCTTGCGTCATGTACTTGCCTTCGTAATTGACAAGTCCTGTGTTCTTTAAGTCGCCCACATCAGTCCATTGACCACTGCGCACAAAATCTTGTGTAAACGGATCATATTTTTCTACTGGACGGGCGTTGCCTTTGCCTTTGATTTGACGGATTGATTGCGGAAGGCTTCCAACCTGTTCTTTGTAAATGTCGTCTACATGTTTGTAGAGTTCGGTTTGAGCTTTGTCTCTTTGAGTTCCGTCCCAGTTTCTTATAAGCTCTGCTTCTGTTTCTGGGGTCAATCCCATTCTGCGCTTGGCTTCTTCCATCACGCCTTTGTAATCAATACCAGCGGCTTTGAAATCATTGACGCTTGCATTTCTCTGTGGCTTTACCTCAATCGTCACATGCGGTTCACCACGCTTGTCACGCAGTGAATAGATGCGTGAGCGTCCTTCCAGTACATCAGGGCAGTAGCCACCAACGCAGTGACCCATGGTGTCGCCTTCATATTTGAGGGCATCTTCAAGCATCTTCTGCTGTTCAGAGCCAAGCATTGACCTTTCTTCTGCGACTTGAAGTGCTTGTTCTTTTGTGTCGCCAAGATATGTGCGCCTGCGCTGTGGATCAAGAATGCTGGGGCCTTCCAAACGCTCATAGCCGTTCTTTGGCTCAAGCCACCTAAAACCTTCAGGCAGTGGCGTATCAACAGTAATCTTGGGTTTAGTCAACTCAATCCACTTGTAACCTTCAGGATATTCCTTATGGACAGGGAAGCCTTCAGTCTGCTTGATGGCTGTATCACGCATCTTCTTTGCCTGTTCCATATTGAACTCGGCGGTGCGCTGAATAGCTTGATCCATCGACAACTTGCTCAGTTGCTCAGGACGGATGCGACCAGCGGCTACATCTTGACGGATCACATCAACAACGTGATCAAGCCCAAGATCCATGACATTTGCAGAATAGATGTTGGTCTCTGGCGGTAGCTTTTCAATCCATGGGTTTTGAGTACCAGCACTCCAGAGAGATGAGCTTACTTTGGATATTGCTTCGTCAGCTTCATTTTTTATAGCTTCATATTCAGGATCATCAAGAAGCGCCGCCTTTTCATTAGGCGGAGTTCTTGAAGCTAATGTGTATTTTTGATCTGGCGTTAACTTTTCATTCTTGCTCAGATATTCTTCAAATTTACTATTTATCTCTGCGTTCTTATTAGCCAATGCTCTATCCGCATTTTGAGCATCAATCATCAATTGCTTTTGACGATTTATCTCGCCAGCGTTCATGATGTCAATGGATTCATCACTTAACTTTTCCCAAAGCTTGGCTGGCGCTGAAACAGCTTCACCTTCTGGTGAGAATCCTTGCTCTTTACGCTTGTTCAGCAAATAAGAGGTTGTCTTGGGATCATTTATCCAATCGGTTGGCGGAATGTGAGAAACATGTTGCATGGCAAAGTCTTTATCAACTTGCGCCTGCTCCTCTTCCTGTGCGGCTCGGCGCATCAAAGTGGCTTGTCTGTCTGGATCAAGCTCGGCTTCAGCCCTTGCACGGATACGTTGCGCACGGTTCATATCCACCTGAAACTGAGATTCAATCTCTTGCGCACGTTTGTCCATCATCAGGCGTACAGGATCGGTTGGGGTAGCCATGTCCTTCTTGAGATAGTTGCTCATATTGCTCTCAACCCACCTATTGAGAGCTTGCTGTGATTCCAATTCAGACAAAGTTTGTTTGTGAGCGTTCAGCAGGTTTTGCTGGCGCTCACTCAAGTCCCCCATTTTTTCCATGGTGGCTATTTTTTCTTTTGTGCTTGCAATATTGTCAACTTGATCCGTGTAAGGTTTCAGTAAATCCAAGCTTTTCTCAAGACCGCCATTCATATTGCTGGTGCGCCAGTTGCCACCTTTGGGTTTGATCACCTGAGCAGGTTGCGTGTTAAAGGAACCCAGCATCTGTGCGCCTAAGCCACCACGGTTCATGATGTCGGTCACGGGCTTGTCCAGCGCCCGTTCAGCCGCCATGCCCGCTTGTAAGGCTCCACGCTTGACACCCTGCACGGCTTGAGTCTTAGCGGCTTCAGCCAGCGGTTGGAAGCCAGCCAGTTCAGGCATGATGGGTGGGAGCTTGTATTCGGTCTGTAGGCTGTCAACAAAGTCCAAGGCGTTGCCAAGATACTCGCCTGCCTTTTCAGGCTGTTGGCGGGGTGTGTACAGGCGTTTGCCAATGGCTTCGGCGTATGCGTCTTCGCCCTTTAACAGTTGTGGTGCTTGCTGGATGGCCTCAAACATTGCCGAGCCTGCCATGGCTACAGCTTCCAAACCAGCGATGGCTCTGTCCAGTGGGGACAGCTTCATGTCCTTTGCCTTTGCATCGGCAACTTGCTGTTCAGCCATTCGACGGCTGAAGGCTTGACTCAGTGGGGAAGGGATACTTGGATCAAAGCCCTTAGACTGAACTATGGCTTGGTTTGACAGCTTGGGGTACAGGCGAGGATTGGGCATTGCGACCTCGGTATTGAAGTTGCTGGATCATACCTGCTCGTGCCTGTCAAGTCTACAGGTAGGAGTCATGTACACATTTGCCCCAAATTTATACATGTCACCGTGGTCGTGTACACATTTCTCGTTTTTTTGTACATGATGGTTGCAGGGGGAAGAGTCGAACTTCCAATCCTTCGGGTATGAACCGAGTGCTTTACCGTTGAGCTACCCTGCTGTGTAAGTTGTTGGTGGCTAAAAACCGATTTCTTCAAGGGACAGGGCGAATCTATTCCTCGGCACACATAGCGGTGTAATTCACTTTCACCAACACGGCTGGGGACTGCAAGACCAGAATACTCGGCAAACATCCCTCTGGTGAGGTGTCTGAAAATACACTAGAGAAGTGTGTATTTGCCTTATTCCCAATCCCCATGCGTGTTGTGACTACATGGAGTAAGGGTTCCCTTTTTGTTTGCCCCTCTGGCTGTCCGCATAGTCATCCTCATCATAAAGCTCAGGTGGCGCACCGTCAATATCAATCCAGCCACCGTCCCTCAAATACCGCAGAGCCTGTGTACAAGCGTCCACAAAGTCATCGTGCTTGGCATCAGGGAAGCTACAGATCTGGCTGACGAAACCTTCAGCCCATGTCTTGACAAAGCCTTTGCGGATGTCTGACTCTGGTATCCACACCCGACCACGGGCGATGATGTTGGACACGATGTTCAGGCGTTGCACCTTGTCGGCACGACCGGGGTTGTACGGAACCACGGGCAGGTGACCACGGCGCAAGTCTTGGATCAGCGAGATACCCGCTGACTTGTCTTCAATCAGGATCAGGTCAACCCGCTTGGCATCCTTACCCTCACCGTACACCGTGGCGTACTCTTCAATCACCTTGGGGCGCAGGTCAGGGTATTGCAGGTGTTCCTGCCAGCAGTCGATCACCATGGCTGACATCGGGCCATCCAGCGGCTTGAACACACCAAAGGTAATGCAGGCGGTCGGATCGTTCTGTGTCTTCTCACTGCTGGCGCAGTCATACGACTGGACGATGTACTCAAACTTGGGGAAAGGTTTGCCGTTAGGCCAGAGCTTGAACATCTCCCGCTTGACGATGCCTGAGTCTTCAGGGTCAAGGATCTCAGCGTGGATCTCCTGCCTACCCAGCTTTGTGCCTTCGTATTGCAGGATCTGCTTCTTGAATTGCGGGGCAAGGTTGTCAATGTTGGAGTAAGTGCTTGCTCTGGTCACCACCACATCGTCACCCTCCCGACCGACCAGTTCAACGATCAAGTCTTTGGGCTTGGGGGTGGTGGAGCAGATCAGGCGGGTACGAGCGCCAAGACGCACACCGAACTGGATCTGATCCCATGATTCTTGCAGGTAGTCCCATGCGGCAAGCTCATCACACCAGCCACCGTGGAACTGTGGGCCACGGAAGCGTTCAGGCTCACTGGCAGGTATGCCCTTGATCAGGGAGCCGTTGATCAGCCTGAGTTCATGGGCGGTCTTGTTGTAGTCGGCTATCAGGATGGACGGGATCACAGCTATCAGCCCTGAGTCACCCTCAAAGCAAGTGGCACGGACATCGGAAGAGGTGGGGGCGGCTACCAGCCAGCGGGTCTCAGGCTCCGTCCACGCCCACCAGCCTATTTGCTCTGCGGCGGTTCGGGTCTTACCTGCCCCCCGACCAGCCAGCAAGAGCCAGATACTCCACCAGTCGCCGGGCGGGGCAATCTGATGGTCATGAGCCTTGGCAAGCCATTTGGTACGCCAGTCGAAGGCGGCTCTGAGTTCTGGCGGAAGCTTGGCATATTGCTCCCTGACTGAGTCGTCCCTGAGCAGTTCGATGAGGTCATCAGCCATGTGCCTTCACTTGTCTGCGGGTCTCCAGCGCATCAATCAGCGTGTCAAACGCATCAAAGCTCACCTTATGAGCTACTGGATTGTTTTCGTCACCAGCCACCACAGTGCGTTCACCGTATACCCGTGGCAAGTACTTTGCCGCTAACCACTTGCGTCCATCCATGCGCAGGCGCTTGTCAGCAATGCTCCCAGCGTCGTACTTGATGTTTCCTGCGTCATCCACCACTTGCAGGGGCTTTTCATCAATGATCTCTTGGATCTGATTCGCCATGGTGTGCGCTAAATCTTGTCGTGCAATCTCGTACATCTCAAGGAATTCTGGATGCTTTCGTAACCATGTATATACGGTCTGCTGACTCGGCATGTGCTTTAGTTGAACTATTTTCGTAACGGGCATGCCTGCCGCCAGTAATGCACATATTTCAATGCCAATCTCTTCCGTGTACTTGGAAGGTGCGCCTACAGGGTTTGGTTTGGTTGTTGCCATAATGATTTCAACGGCTCCTTTAACCAGTAGTTTACTTGGTTTTTCTGTTTTGTGTCATACGGTTGTATTGGGGATCTGAGGTAAGGCGCTCGTCCCATCTTTTGGATAAGCCGTACAGCCTGCCGGGGTCGGTTCCCTGCTTGCGTCTGGTGTCCACCGTGCGTGTGGCTCCTTGGCTGATTCTCTTGCGTACCTGAAGCTCTGCCGCTATCGAGCTTTTGCCTGATGTGTCAAAGGCGTTCATTCCAGCAACTTCCTTATGTCTTCAATGGCATGCTTTAAAGCCGCCACCTGCTCTTCCCTGTCCATCAGTATGTTTTGCAGTGTTTTGATGGCTTCAGCGGCGTTCTGGGGGTGTTGGCGGCAGTATTCCACGCTCCAGATGTTCTCCACAAAGGTGGTTGTCGGCTTTTGTGCGGATTGTCCAAAGTTGTCCACAGGTTCTGCACCGATATGCCTTCCCGTAGTCAACAATTGTCTTTTTCTCACCGTGAGTCCCCCTTGTTCTTCCGTAGTGCGTCTTGATGACTTCGATCTGATTCATTATCTTGAAATGCCCACAGGGCATAAATGAAAATTAACAAGGCGCTGACACCCAGCATCCCGCCAATCAATAAAACAATTATTAGGGTGAAGATGTCAGCAAGCATTTTACTCCGCCTTCTTTATGGTTCCTTGAATCACGGTGACTCCCTTGTCAGCCATATGCGCCATACCTGTGAACCCGATGGTACAGGCGGCGACACCAAAAATAAAGCCCACAATGAAGTTAATCATGCCGCCTCCACGATGGTTGTCAATGCATCAATCAGACGCTGGGCTTCGTCCTTGGTCATGTGGGTGTAGGCGTTACAGCCTGACATAGCCAGACCCAGCCATACGCCACCCTCATAGGGACTGACACGGATAGCATGGCTACCTTCATGGGTTTTGATGGCAAATTCCAATTCTTCGGTTTGATCAGTCATTGAGGTGTCCTCCAACATTCCACTCTGGCGGTTCGGCATGCAAAGGAACCCAAGTCCCCGCTTTAGGCCGTGGCGCATCTTTCATTGCCTGAATAGCCATGATGGCCTCCGCCAGTGTTTTGAAGTTGGTATCGCAATGCTCGTTGATTGCGTTAACGGCAAAGTCAATGCCGCTGTCAAAAATCTTGCTGTACTCTTTTGTCGATGTCATGATGTGCTTTCAAGTAAAGGGAGCCGAAGCCCCCGTTGGTTAATCAATATGCGAACTCTTCCCGACGCTCCAACTCCACATCATCGGCTTGACCATATGCCTCGTAAGCTTCGGAACCGTAAACAGCACGACCAGCTTCCCAAGAATCAAAACCGACTGGCAACTTACCCAAAGCCAAACGAGCGTTTAAGGCGGCGGCTTGAGCTTCTGCCTTTGCCATAGCCTCTGCTTCCCAACGGGCAGAAACAACATGCTTGATACGGGTGTCGCCAGACTCAGAAACTGCGCAAACATAAGCAGAAAAACCGTAAACATAACCTTTGGGGTTGCTGTAATCAGCCATCTCGGCGTTTTGACCAATGATCACGATGTCGGTGTAAGCGGTGAATTGAGCTACTTGCATTTTGATTTCCTTTTTCGTTCCTGCGAATTGCAGTGAAGTAACTATAACACAATGTTAAAGGATCATGTAAAGCAATACCCCACTTTTTTGTGGGGCTTTTGCATCACCAGCCGTATTTCTCAGCGCAGATCGGGCCAATGCCACGGCTGATGCTGTCACCGTCAGTCAGCGCCCGTCCACACACGGAGCAAGCACCAAACTTCTGACCGTAAGCAATAGCGGCCTGCTTGGGGTCGGTCGCCACCTCCACGATGCGGTCTTTGGTCTCAGCGTTGCAGTCACGGGATGTGAACAGCTTGCCACCCATGACCTTGCCCAAGTACACGCCTTCACCCTTGGATTTAATGTACACGGCTCCGAAGTTGGCGCTCTTCTCGCTGGCAGGGCTGAATACAAAGTCGGCAAGGCGTAATTTGGGGAACTTGATGCCTGCACCCTTAGCGGTCTGGAAAGCCACCTCAATGGCCTCTACAGAGACTTCTGGGGCGGTTTGTGCCTTGGCTTGGCGCTCGGCTTGGTACTGAGCTTGGCGCTCGGCGCTTTGCACGGTCAGGCGCTGGACGGTCGCCATCTGTTTTTCAGTCAATGTGCCGTACTTGTTGAGGGCATCCAACATGGACTGGGCAAACTCGAAACGAGGTGCGCTGGATTCCATCCATGCAGTCTCGGCAGGGTTGGCGGCTTTCCACTCGTTGGCTTTGGCAACCATAGCGTCAGCCTTGGCGGCAACACGGCGCTGGGCGGAAGCCTTGGCCTTGGCACGGGTTGCAGGGGAAGTTTTGAATGACAGCTTGCCCACACCCTTGCAGGCGAAGCACTCGCCAGAGCGCACATTGACATAGCCAAAGGTCACACGGCCTTTGCCGTTGCACTTGGGGCATGCCTGCTCAAAGTAAGTTACTTCCTTCGTTGCGCCTGCAACAGGTGTAGATGCGTAAATTGCATCCAAGTCATCTGACATGTCGTCAAAACCAGTTGTTCCGAGTGCTTGCATGATGTTGTCCTTTTATCGTTCCTGCTTATTGCAGTGAGAGAACTATAACACACTGTTAAAGATATGGGTAGGGATTTACCCTAACCGTATCAATTTTCATACACACCCAGTTCGCCAGCATTAATCCACTCTGAATGCAAGCCACAGTTGTGCAGGATATTGTCAATCTTGGGGTGTACACCGAACGACCATTCAGGGATTCTGTACCCATCGTGGTAGTCCAGCCACTTGAACGAGTCAGGCTCTTCAGCACTGATCTGGAACCGTCCGTCCATGTCGTCACGGACATACACGGGGACACCCAGCTTTTTGAGTGCGTTGTAGGCTTTGATGTACTTGCGTTTCATGTTGCCCTCCCTTAAATCAAGCTCAAGTCTTGTTGAATGCGCACATTGTTTGCATCAAAATAATTGCGCAGGAATTGCGTTTGGACGATCAATCGCACAGCCTGCAATTGAGTCAATGGGTCTTTTGATACGGTTCTCCATCCATCATCGTCCTTGACTTGGATGATGTAACACTTTGTCCATTTGGTAATTTTTTTCATGGTGTACTCCAATGGGGCAGAAGCCCCTTTGATTAACGGGCGGTGACTTTGACAGAGAACACCGCAGTGGTCTTGGTGTTGTCGGCAATTGCCTTTGGCACATCTTTTTCTTCGTAGCCAATCTTGACTGCGACTTTTTTCCAGTCAGCTTCAACGCCGAGTTTTGTTGCGACGAGAGCTAACCAGTCAGTGCTTGAACGGTTTGCTTCGATATAGGTGGCATTGAACAGCACACCCTCGACAGATTTGCCACCGTCTTTGATTTGGTCTTTGATTGCGTCTGCCTGCTTGGTGAGGTCAGCGATTTGAGCCAAGAGTGAACCGAGAGTGTCTACGCTGTTGAGTCCGAGGTCGTTATTCATTTCATTTCCTTTGTATCGTTCCTGCGATGTTGCAGTGAGAGAACTATAACACATTGTTAAAGGAGTGCAATGGGTTATCCAACTATTTTGTAGGGACTTTCCCTAATATCCGAATTTACCGATTCCGAACACCTGCGTATTCCGTGGCTGACACCCGCTTGACCTCATAGACCACACGCCACATACGACCAATCTTGATGCAATCAATCTCCACCACCTGTCGCCAATGGCATAGGCCATACTCCGCAATTTTTTGGGACACCGCATCAATGCTGGGTTGTTCTTCGCCGTAATAACTTTGCAAATGCGTTTTCACAAGCCCATTGGGGATGTTCACGCTAGAAGATGGAACTGTTACAAAAAAAATACCGTCGTCAATCAGCAAAAAAATGTCTGGTAGTAGGCGTGAAGGGAACCCATATGGATCAGCGTCAATTACATCAAACTTGCGCCTATCTGCAATGTATCGGTGGTATTCAAGAAACGAGTCTCCAGTTCCATGGCGCTTATCAAGACTGGTCACCTCCCCGAACGGTTGCAATGCTTTGGTCAAAAAGCCATCCCCAGCAAACAGTTCAAGAATTTTTAAATTGCTTTTACCCGCAAGCACACGCTCAACTTGCCGTGTCTTCTCCGTGATGTGGTTGGTGCTTGCAATATTTTTGCGTTGGCGTTGGCGCACAACATCATGCCTAATTGCTCGATATGTTTTTTTTGGTGCTTCAGGTAAATCAAACAAAACTTGTTGACTCACTTTGCATCCCCTTGATTTAAATTCAACAAAATCTCCACATCAGTCAGCAGGTCGTCTTCGTCATATCCCCAGTGATCCACAAACCCTTTGGTTCCAAGCCCGTGTAGCCCCGTCTTTCCCCTGTGATGCTCTGGGCATAGCGGTATGACCTCATAGTGGCTGGAGCGCCTTCCTGCCCCTGTGCCAGCCCTTTTGTGGTGGAGTTCGGCAGGGGTTCCCTCATACCCCATGCGCCTGCAAACAGCACAGCCAAGCTCCGCCACCCGTGACATGTGCTTCTTTTCAGCCAGCGTGGTCACATGGTCACCTTGTCCTGAACCCTGTTGGAAGCCTCTATAGACCGCCACACATCAATTCGAGCCTGAGCGGCTATCAGCATCCACCGAAGCTGTTCTTCAGCCTCCACAGCCTGTTTGATAGCCAGCAGGTGCGCTCTGTAGTTGGGGTCGCTGTAGGCTTCCCGCTCTTGTGCGTTGACCGCCTCAAACCCATGGTGCAGGGCTGTCTTGCATAGCTCCGCCTTGATGGTCTTGCGCAACTCTTCCATGTAGATTCTGTCTGCCCTTGCCTTAGCGTACAGCTTTGAATTCGCAATGATGTAGTCAATTGCTTGGTTTGGATCTGTCAGTCGTTCATTCATGTCTCTTCCACCTTTCACATAGTTTTTTTACATTTTCAGTTTTTTTCTTTTTCGCACATACATTGCTCACCGATCTGTACTTTGCTTTTTGTTGCAAGGTCACGGGCGGTGGTGGGTCTGGGAACAAGCCATTCCAGCCAATGGTTCCCAGCACGGCGCTCAGGATCAGGCGATCAATCATCGTGGCTCTCTTTCCATGTGCCATCCAGCCATGCGTCCAAGCGTCTATGCAATGCGGCTCGATTGCGCTCCCCAATGGTTTGCCCGTTGTCGGTCTTCAATGGATTTGTCAGTAAATTACCAAACCCAATGGGCGCATTGAATTCAATGCTTTCATCAGATGATTTCATGTGAATCATGTGCATAGGTTTAGCGTACCCATTGACCAATGTTTCTTCTTTCATGTGTTCTTCTCCTTGAGTTTGGCTTCAATGGCTTTAGCAAACGAATAAACTTCAAAAGCTGTCGGATTACTATTCGCCCAGATATGTGCTTGCTCCTTTCCCGTCAGCCCTACCCATGTGCGCTGGAGTGGGCGGGTGTAAAGAGCGATTGGCTTATATATGCTTGTTGGCTTTTTCCATCGGAAATATTTATGCCCTACTGCGTTCTCGCACAAATACGCCACAGGCTCTTGTTCTGTGCGCTGTGGCGGGGGCTCATTGCGCTCAGGCTCATCTTTTGGCATTACCCAATCTGGATTCTCGGATAACTTCTTGTCAGCCCATGCGTTTAACTCATCAATCGTAAACCAAGCACGTTCAACCGTAGGCTCCTGCAACTTACCCACAGGCTTCTCGCTTTCCAACTTTGCAATGGCTTGCTCTGCAATCAGTTTGTATTGGTTTAACCAATAGCGTGTCTCAGCAACGTTGTTATGCCTCTCATTGCGTTTTGCATCCGTAAGCGCCTGTTTCAATACTTCAATCATGCCTCACCTCTGGCCCTGATGGCGGCGGCAATTTCACGATAGTCATAAGCCCACACAGCACCATCAAACATCTTTGCACAGGCTTCACGCTCTTTGGCGGTTGCAAGGTCATAAAAATTTTTCAACGCTTGATGAAAAGAAACATTGATGTCTTGATACAAGCCAGCTTCTCTAGCAATCTCAATGATTTCATCTTGTGTCATGCGTAGTCACCCTCTTCGGTATGCTCCGTCAGTCGTGCAGTCAACCGCTGTATGCGTCTCTCGTTGTATTTGATAGCCGCATCTGCATACTCAGCCGCTGTCTCAGCTTCTAGCTTGCGTAAGTGGGCTTCGTGCAACTCTTTGGCAATGACCTCATGTATGGTCTTTGCTCTCATCAATTCTTTGACGTACTTGATTGTTGATTCTCTGAAGCTCATTCGTCATCCTCCGTGTGCAAACTTTCCTGTATCAGTTGTTGCTTGACCAACTCCAACACACCAATGACTGTGGACATATACATTGACTCGTCATACTTGTGAATGAGTGTGAGCATTTCACCAATCAATCCGTTTGCCAGTTTGCCTTGGTCGAAAATCATTTGAGCCTCTCAATCAGTTCTTGCAGTGCGTCGGTGTAATCTTTGAGGGATCCGTCAGGCCACCATGCTGTTGTGTGAATCATTCTTCTTCCTTTGTTAATTCAGCCAGCGTAATGCCAGCACCAAGCCATTGCATCGCTCCCAAAAGCACAATAGGTGCTGACAACCAGAACGGCAAGAACTCTATCGAAGCTGAGATAACAAACGGCAGACCGAATATCCACAATACCATTTGCTTTCTTTTGCTCATGCTTCCCTCGCTTTCAGCATTGCGTCTGCCATTGAGTAGCACATTGAGGCATAAACATCCTGAATTTTTTGTGCTTTTTCAATTGAATAGTGCTTGCTTTCCAATTCAGAAGTGACTTTGTGCATAAGAACTTCTAAGCCCCGTGCCGCAAAGTAATCACGCAGACTCATGCCTTTATCGTGGTTTTCCCAATGAATTGGAAATGCTGGTGGATTAGTCATTTCTTCATCTCCCTGATGTAGATCGTTATCGAGTCCAATGTGTCCTGCCCAAACCCATCCATGCGTTGCATTGCCAGCGCAACCTCTTCAATCACACCGTTGCGCAATTCGTCATAGAACTGCTGTTGAGTCTTTACGGGTTCCATTTGCTTCCTAATGGCTTCTTGCTTTATCTTGCTAATGCGTTCAACAATGTTGAACTCGTCGTCTTCATCGGTTGGTCTGTTGAAGTTGCTCATGCCAGCACCTCGACCTGCCCGTCACGGTAGTGCAATCTGTTACCAACACGGCTTGGAAATCTCATGTGATCGTCAGCACCTACACGCACAGCCGCCGCCTGCAATTCTTTTCCTTCATACACAGTCCTGATCAATTCAGCACGGTGTGATGGTGGTAAGCGTGTCTTGCACATGCCAAGCTCACTGAACTTTTCACGACCAAGAGCCGTCAAATACATCATGTTTTCTTTGATCAGAGCAAAGCCATCTCTGACCAACGGCTCGGTCACATACTCGTTGAATCGCTTTATTGAAATGTTGTCAAGGGATGTGCGCAACTGCTCAGGGGATCTGGGCATGCGGTCAAGGGACTCAATCGCTTGATGAATTAACGAGCCACGGGTGTATTTGGATTTCATATCGTTCTCCTGTTGATGGGACTTTACTATAACACGGTGTTAAAGATTTAGTCAAATTCGGCAATAAGTAGTTTTTCTGTTGCGCCAGCAATACGGAATATGGTGATGGGTTGGAAGTGGCGGTCATTCACCCCCAAAGCGTCAGCCATGCCGTCCAGTCCAGCCTTGGCGGCGGCAAGACAGTTGTCAGCGTCTCTGTGGCGCTTATCGGGCATCAAAAAGGTCAGGGTGAGATGGAGGTCGCCCCCGCTGTGTTTCCACCCCTGCATCTGCTGTTTTGTCGCCCAGTAGCTGGACTCCCTGTATGTTGTCTTTGACTTGTGCATCACCGCCCAATGCTTGCCCTTGGATCGGTTCGGGAACAGGTCGGCTGGTGGGAAGTCCAGTGTTATTTTCATTTTTTATCTCCTCCATTCGTTTTTTAACCATTGCCCCAAGACCAGCAAATATCTTTTCTTTTTGCATCTCGGCAACCCTGTGCCTGACATAGTCAATCCAGCCGGGACTCAGTGCAAGCTTGGCGTAGTGGTCAGCCGTCTCAGCCAGCATCTCTTCAAGGTAAGTCAATTAAAACTCCATGTAAAACTTCATTGCCTGATCACCGTCGTTGCCAACAAACTGCTGTGCATCAGCGTTGTACCAAAGGGCAATAGTTGGCTCATGCTCACCGTTCCTTTGCTTGCGGCAAAGCAGTCGGGCATCAGGCTCGGTGCTGTGGTTTGACTTGGCTCCCTTGAGCTTCATGTCGTCTTCCTTGCGCTTGTTTCTCCAGACCAACATCACATTGTCAACCTGATCGGTGATGGAGCCTGAACCCTTGTTGTCGTGCTTGTCAGGCACTTCGTTCTCGTCCTTGGGTTTGCGCAAGTGGTGGACGATGTG